GGCGGCTCGTAGTCAACATCCCGCCCGGGTTTCTCAAGTCGATCCTGTGTGCGGTCATGTTTCCCGCTTGGGTGTGGACGTGGCGCCCGGGCTGGCGGTCGATCTGGACTACGTACAGCGGACCGCTTGCAACGCGCGACTCGCTCAAGTGTCGTAAGATCGTTGAGTCGGAGTGGTACCGCGACAACTTCAGCGACCCGGGCGGCTGGTCGATATCCACCGACCAGAATGAAAAGACGCTGTTTAGCAACACGGCGACCGGCTTTCGCCAGTGCTTCGGTATAGGCGCGGGCGGCACTGGTCATCGCGGCAACTTGTTTGCGATCGACGATCCCATGTCTGCTGACGACTGGCACAACGTCAAGTTATGCAAAGAGATCGCGGCGTGGTTCGATACCGTCGTACCGACACGACTGTGTGATCAGAGAGCGGATAGCATCCTCTGTGTCATGCAACGCCTAGCAGGGCTCGACCTCAGCGGGCACCTAGTCGCGCAAGGTTACGAGCATCTATGCTTGCCGCAGGAATTCGACAGGCGGCGCGCGTTCGTCACCTTTCGCGAAGTGGTGACACCTGAGGGCGAGATCGATCGCGAGGTGTTCCGCGAAGATCCGCGCACCGTTGACGGTGAGTTACTGTGCGAAGAGCTCTACCCCAAGCGCGTTGTCGATGCGCTCCGCGCCATCAGCACCACGATCTACCGCGCACAGCAGCAGCAAGATCCGGTCGCAGCTGAGGGCGAGATTTTCAAGATGTCATCGTTCCGATTTTTCCGCTTGCAGGGCACGGACCCCGCGCGCGTGGGCAAGCGTCCTAAGGAGTGTTACGACGGGCCAGCGATCGAGATCGACATCGACAAGATCGAAGACTTCGTGATCAGCGTTGACTGCAAGCACAAGGACATCGACACGGGCAGCTTCGTATCCATGGGATTGTGGGGACGCATGGGCGTGGATCGGTTTCGCTTCGCGCGCAAGCGCGGGCGCTTTGGATTCCTGAAGACCTGCGAAAAACTCGTGGAACTCGTCGAGGATGCGCAGCGCATCACGGGTAACAGGCTCGGCAAGATCTTGGTAGAGGCGAAGGCTAACGGGCCACCGGTGATCGCGGCGCTACAGGCTCACGTGAGCGGGCTTTGCCCGCGCGAGCCGGAAGGTAGCAAGATCGCGCGCGCCAACGCCATCGCGGGCGACGTAGAGAGCGGGCACGTTTTCTTGTTAGACGGCGATGCCTCGATCGAGGAGTTCGTGACCGAATGCGCCGCGTTCCCGGCCGGGGCCAACGATGACCAAGTAGACGAGATGACGCTTGCACTAGGCGAGTGGAAAGCGACGAGCGCGGCGGCTCGCGCTTCGGTGCTGTGCAATCTCAAGTCGTGGGGCTTTGCCGCACCGTGATAATGTTCGTGCATGGCCACACGTAAAAAGAACACTGAGCCAGCATCAGCGCGCGCGGATAGGTGGGTCAACAACCTCACCGCAATCGGGCACGCGCTGCGCGATAAGACGCAGAGCGCAACTTTCGAGGTAGAGAACGTACCCGAGCGCGACGCGGAACAGGTGTGGCGGGGTGACGACCTTGGCGCAAAGATCGTAGAGCTCCCCCCTGCCGAGATGTTTCGCAAGGGCTACGCGCTAAAGATCGGCGGCGACGTCGCGAACAAAGAAGATATCGAGCGCGCGATGTCCTCTCGCTTCGCGGAGCTGCGCGTAAACGCTGCGCTGCGCCGAGCGCTAGAGTACCGGCGCGCGTACGGTGGCGGCGCGGTGCTCGTAGGTGCTGACGATAAGCTAGACCTCGAAAAGCCCCTAGACCCTGACAGGCTGCAGAGCCTTATGTTTCTAACGGTGCTGCGCCCGCGCGAGCTAATACCGCGCGCTTGGTATCAGGACGCTACGCTACCCAAGTACGGCGAGCCTGAAACGTGGTCGCTCATGCCTGATACCGACACGTCTAGGAGCAAGGTGATCAAGTCGAGCACGGTAGTACACGAGTCGCGCTTGATCATCTTTCGCGGGCCGGTCACCAGTCGCCAGCACTTGCGCGAGCGAAACGGCTTCGGCGATTCTGTATTCGTCAGGCTGCTAACCGTGCTCGCGCAGTTTCATCAGATCTGGGGCGGGTCTGCGAATCTGCTCTCTGACTTCTCGCAAGCCGTGCTCAAGATCAAGGGACTCGCTGAGCTCTTGTCTGGTAACAAGCGCGATGACGTCATGAATCGCGCGGCAGCGATCGACATGAGCCGATCGATCGCGCGCTCGGTCATCCTCGACAGCGAGGAAGAATGGGTACGGCAAGCAACGCCTATGTCAGGCTTTGCAGAGATGGTCGATAGGTGGATGCTCAGAGTCGCGGGCGCGGTCGATATTCCCGCCACAAAACTTTTTAGGCAAGCGCCCGCCGGTATGAACGCGACCGGCGAGAGTGATATCCGGCTGTGGTACGATGACATCGGGAGCGCGCAGCGCGACGAGCTGCTACCCGCACTTGAGAAAATCGCGGGGCTCGTGTTTCGCGCGAAGACAGGACCCACGGGCGGAGTCGAGCCCGAGTCATGGTCGTTTAAGTTCCACCCCTTGTGGCAGCTCACCGAGAAAGAACAGGCAGAGCGCAACAAAGCGCAAGCCGAGGCGGATGATCTTTACATCGCGAATGGGACGACCACGCCCGAGGAAGTCGCGCAATCGCGCTTTGGTGGTGAAGAGTACTCACTAGACACCAAGCTCGACATCGCGACGCGCGAAGCGTACACGCGAGCGCTGGCGAGCACTTCGACACCGGCGCCCGCCGACCCGAGCGCGACAAGCGAGGGCGGGTCGGGCTCACTGCTAACGCCTACCGACATCGCGTCGATCGTGCGAGTCAATCAGGCGCTTGGCTGGCTAAACCTTCCTCCGCTTGCGAAGCCGGACGGCTCGCCCGATCCGGATGGCGCACTCACGGTGTCACAGTACCAAGCCAAGAACGCGACCGTGATCGCAGCGGCAGCCAACGCGACCAGCGGGCAGGGCTCGCAGACCGCGCCGATCGTGGATCGCGCGGACGCGATGGCGTGGTTCATGGCGACGCAAGCGGGGCGACGTGGCGCGTAGGCAGACACGGTTACCTAGGCAGCAGTCGCCGATCGCGATTGAGCGCGCGTACTTCGGCGCGCTGCAGCCTATCGTTACGATGATGACGGCTAGAGTCAGCGCACTTATCGCCGACCTAGAAAGCGTGATGGCGGACGCGCGGAGCGACGCGCCCAGCGCGGAGCAAGCGCGAATCGAGCGCGCCAAGCGCCGCGCCGCTGAGCTCGTAGACAAGTACGCGCGGCGCGTCGAGGCGTCGCTTAGACCGCGCGAGCTGGCAGCGGTCGCCGCGCAGTTTGGCAAGCGCACGAGCGAGTTTCAGAAAGCGCAGCTAGCACGGCAAGTACGTGCGGCGGCGAGCGTGGATCTGAACAAGATCGCGCTCGTAGAGAAGGGCATCAAGTCCAGTGTGGACGGGTGGATCGCCGAGAACGTCACGCTGATAAAGACGATGCCGCCCGTGTATTTCGATGATGTCAAAGAGCAGGTATTAGGCGCGATTGAGCGCGGCACGCGTCACGAAGTGCTAGCGCGTCAGATGGTCGAGCGCTACCAGATACCGCAGAACCGCGCCGCGCTGATAGCGCGCGACCAAGTAGGCAAGCTGTACGGCAACTTGAACGGGCAGCGGCAGCAGAACCTAGGCGTGACCCGCTACGTGTGGCGCACGGTGCGCGATAATCGCGTGCGTGACGACCACGAACTAAGGGACGGCGAGGCGTTTAGCTGGGACTCACCGCCCGAGGATGGTAACCCTGGCGAGCCGATAAACTGCCGCTGCTACGCTGAGCCGGATCTCTCGGACCTGTCAGCCTTGCTTGACAGCTAGCCCGCGCGCGCGCGAAGATCTCGGCATGAGTAATTGGATCGCGATACCGGCATGGACATCGATCCCCGCACTTAATGCGCTAGGGGTCGGCGCCCCTGCTGTGATCCCTCAGGGGAATCATAACGCGGTGGAAGTCCGAGGCCGGTGCACCGGCGGCAGCGGTCGCTTGATCCTACTGCGCAAGATTCAGTACACGGCGAGCTCGTTTCGCTACGTGCCTTTCAAAGTTGATAAAGCGTCAGCACCTATGGAAGACGCACGGGCCGGGGGCTTCTTCTGTGACCAATACGTGATCTCTGATTGGTTCGCGGGCGAAAGTTTCGCGCTCTTGAACAATGCTGGTGAAATGACCTTCGGGAGCGGTGTTGACCAGGGTCTGTGGATTCGCGGGATTAGGGTCTAAGCCATGGGTGGCGAACGTGCACACGTAGAACGTACCGGCATCCCTAGCGCTGCAGGGCTTCCCGGCACCGGCGGCACGGGGCTAGTAGTGCAGACAGGCCCCGCTACCACGGTCGCGCGTACGCTCATTGCAGGCCCCGGTGTCGATGTCACGAACGGTAACGGCGTAGCGGGGAACCCGATTGTCGGCCTGACACCCATCACGGGCGCAACCACGTTCCCGTTCCCGGTGAACCTGTCGATCAATACTTTCGGGCAGGTCGTCAGCTGTGGCACGAGCGAGCAACCTGCGCAGATAGTCGAGCTCGGGAAACTAGGCATCCCGTTTCTAGGCGGTACTTGGTCGCCTTCGGAATTTATCGGGGCAACTACCGGGTCATCATCTACGCCCAACGCGACCGAGGCGGGTGGCTTCCTTGAGTGCGACGGCACGTCGCGGATCGATCGTTTCCTCATAAAGACGGCGGTGCCTTACCCGCCCTTTGTGGATTATCAGGTTGAGATCTGGGAGCTCGACGAGTTCGGGAACTCTACCCAGGCCATAAGCGACACCAGCGGCTTACCGATCGTGATCAACGTGCCTGCGGGATCTACGGTCGGGCTAAACAATACTGATGTCTATAGGCAGCTCGATAACATAACCTTGCAGGTGCGCTCGGATGCCGGTGTCGGCTGGAGCCCCGGCCAAGCGCAGGTTGTCGCGCGGCGTGTCAAAGCCATTTAGGAGATCATGAGATGAGTTCTTACGTACTGCTAGGACCCTTACGCGGGAAGCTAGATCCGTCGTCACCTGTGTCTAACGTCGGGCTAGGCCAGCCTCTAACCACGGTCACCGATACCGGCGCGGGTCCGCTAGTCCTGTTACCGTGTGAGAAGGACGTGGTGCCTGACTACGTGGGTGGGTCTCAATCGTGCCAGAAAGTGATCGCGGGCAGCATTCACGCTATCACTCCCGGCGCGCCGATTAGTCTCTCGGGCACGGTAGCGAAGGGCGACCTTCTGATGGTGTCCGGCGGCGGCTTTATGAAAGCCACCACGGGCAAGAAAGTGATCTGCGCTGCTGCTGCTGCTGGCGTGGCTGGCGACATTATCTCAGCCGCTGCGATCCCCGTAACGGCTTAACACTCAGCGCGCGAAAAGCGCGAAAGGTACACATCATGATTCCTGCTTTGCGTCGTGTCGGTCTAGCTGCGCTTCTCGGTCTGGGTTTGATGCTGGCAAGCGATGCCGATGCCGTGACCTACCGGTGTCTAAATCTGGGCGCGACCAGCACCAACGCGCCCGCGTCTTTTGCGCCGGGCGAGTCCGGCACGCTCACCGAAGGCACGCCGATCCAGATCGTGACCTACCCGCAGACCGGCGCCGGCAACGACCTTCACCGCGTCAAGGTCTGCCCTGACGGCGCCAAGCCTGACGGTGTGGTTACCCGCGTTATCAGCAACGTGACCAGCGGCGCCATCATGTACGCGGCTGGTGACCGTGTGCCCGCGCTGGCCGGTGCTGCGATCGCCAAGGGCGCCAAGCTCAAGGTCGCGTCGGGCAAGTTCGTCACCGCGACCACGGGTAACGTATATTACCTAGTAGCGCGGGAAGCCGCCGCTGCCGCTAATGACATTATCCCCGTGTACTACACCGAGGGCACCGTACCTTAGTCATGACCGTTTCACGCCGCTATGATAGGAGCACGCTGCGGTCGCCGGTGCGCGAGCCTAACGGCTGGCTGCGCTTCGATGCGCTACCTACTCGGATCGGCGTGTTCACTTACCAGAACGCCGACGGCTCACTGCGGCGCGAGCTCCGCTTACCTCAGCACGTTTTCGACTCGCGCGCGCTCGCGTCGTTTCACATGGTGCCGCTCACCAACGATCACCCAGACGAAGCGCTAACCGCCGACAACACGGCGCAGTACCAGCGCGGGTCAATCGGTAACGACGTGCGGCGCGATGGTGACTTCGTACGCGTGTCGGGACTCGTGACCGATGCCGCGCTAGTCGCTGCAATCATGGCCGGCAAGACTGAGCTTTCATGTGGGTACGACTGCGAGCTAGTGCCTACGGCGGGCGAGTGGAACGGTATCAAATACGACGCGATTCAAACGAATATACGCGGCAATCATATCGCGGTGGTAGACCGAGGGCGAGCGGGGCCTAGCGCCCGAATAAATATGGACGCCGCGATCATGGTGTCCGGTAAGGGAGATTCTATGGAGACGGTAAAAGTTACGATCGGAGATCTCACGATGGAGGTCCCGAAAGAGGAAGCGGACAAGATCCGCAACATGCTAAACGGTGGCGGCGGCGCTGAAGCGTCCGCGCCCATGATGACCGACACGACCAAAGCCGACCGCGCAGCGCTTGACCGCGTGACTGCAGAGCGCGACGAAGCACGGCGCAAGCTCGACACGGTTTTCAGCAAGGAAGCGGAAGCCAAGCGCAAGCAAGACGCGGAGCAGCTGCGCGAGACAGTGAAGCGCGAGGTACGCGACCGCTTGGCACTGGAAACACAGGTGGTCAAGCTGCTGGGCGATGAGTACAAGACCGACGGCAAGACCGATCGAGATCTGCGGCTGGCCGTGATCGCGAATGCTGACAAGGCTTTCAAAGCCGACGGTAAAAGTGACGACTACATCACCGCGCGCTTTGATGCCGTGGTCGAGAACCTGGACGCAGCAGCTGGCGAGCCTGCGATCGCGGCTGCGCGGCGCACGGTAGACAGCCCGGACGCACCGCGCACTAAGGTTGACGAGAACGCGCGACGCGATGCCATGTGCAAGGCAAACCGCGAAGCGCACCAGAACATCACGATCGGTATCTCGCGCAAGTAGCGCGACGGCGCGAAAGCGCGAAAGGGTTTTGCGATGTCTCAAACTTCGATTAGTGAAGCGCAGCAGAAAGGTTTTCCCGGTCTGCTGGCGGATATGTTTCCTGATGGTATCGAGTCGCTGATCCAAGCCGAAGCCAGCGCGGCGATCGCGTTCGGCTGGGCGGTCAAGCTCGGCACCGGCGACCGCGACGCGCTCAAGATTGCCGCGAACACCGACACGATTCGCGGGCTCGTAGTCCACAGCCACGGTTACAGCAAGGGCTCAAACGCGCCCCAGCTGGATAACGTGGGCGTTCTCCCGAAGAACCGTCTCAGCGTAGCGCGCTTTGGCCGCATGTGGGTACTCAGCGATAGCACGGTAGCTGCTGGCGCGCGAGCGCACTACAGCGTCGCCGATAACCGCTGGGCGAGCGCGGGCGGGGCGGGCTTTGTGGACGCTACCGGGCAGGTAACTTTCCTGGATTCCGTGACCGGTGCCGGGCAGCTAGTCCGGATCGAATTCGACTTCCGAAACAAGCCCTAGTCTCTGACTGAGGGCGAGAGGGGCTTCAATGCGTTTAGCAAAAACCATGTCCGGGCAGCGATTCGACGCTGCTGAATCGGCGTTCATCGCCAACCAACTAGAGCAGATCCGCTCTAAGACGTATGACATCAAGTACCCGAATCTACTCGGGCGAAGTCTCGTGCCCGTAAACAACGAGATCAGCGACGGCGCCGAAGTCGTAACGTATCAGCAGTTTGATACCACGGGCATCGCGGTGATCATCTCTGATTACGCTGACGACCTGCCGCGCTCGGACGTGCTGGCTAAGACTTTCAGCATGTCGCCCAAAGACGTAGGCACTAGCTACGCGTACAACTACCGCGAAATGAAGCACGCCGCTTTTGCGGGTGTGCCGCTTGACGCGAAGAAAGCATCGGCAGCACGTAAAGCCGTCGAGCTCAAGATCGACCAGATGGCGCGCTTCGGCGACGCTCCTACGGGTCTGCTGGGACTCTTAAACCAACCCAACACCACGCTGTTTACGGTGCCAAACGGCGCGAGCGGCTTCCCTCAGTGGAGCACCAAGACGCCCGACGAGATCATCGCGGATATTAACGGCTGTATCAACGGGATCGTGAGCTCGACTAAGGAAGTCGAGATCCCCGATACGCTGCTTTTGCCGATTGAGCAGTACACCTTCATTACGACCACGCCGCGAAGCTCGACTTCGGACACCACGATCGCGGGCTTCGTGCTCGCGAATAACCCGTATCTAAAGCGGATCGTGCCGTGGTACGCGCTCGACGGTGCGGGCGCAGCGGGAACGGATCGCATGGTCGCTTACCGTAACGATCCTGACGCTTTGGAATTGATCATCCCTCAAGAGTTCGAGCAGCTGCCGCCGGAAGCGCGGGGCCTTGAGACGGTGACCAACTGCCTTGCACGGTGTGGCGGTGTTGTAGTGTATTATCCCTTGTCTATTTCGTACGGGGACGGGATCTAAACTAGCGTCGGGGGGCGCTCAAGGGAACCATGCCAAAGACAATCGAAATTTTCTCGCACATGCCGCGCCTTCACTTCGTGGGGGCGGGGCATGGCCCAGCGGTCAAAGACGGCGACACGGTGAAGCCGGGACCCAAGCACGGCAAGTTGACCATCAAGCCGGGCAGCAACGACATCGACGCAGTGGCAACAGGTGCGCGAGCTGCCTGTGATCAAGCACTACCTCGCACTGGGCAAAGCTGAAGGTTTGATCGAGGGCGAGACTAGCGAAGGCGACGGCGGGCTTGCAGAGCTACGCCCAGGAGACGCCGCACGTAAGGTCAAAGATACGCTCGACCTGGCCAAGCTCCGCGAGTGGGAAGCCGCCGAGACGCGCCCGCCGGTGCTCGGCGAGATCAAAGCCAAGATCAAAAAGCTGGAAGCGCAGCGCACCGCAGCAGAGCAAAGCGAAGGCAAGTAAGTGATCACCTGGGTCGATGTCGTCAACGTAGCTCCGCGCCTAGCCACGGTCCCCGTGGCGACGCAGGCCGCTATACTTGTCGCCGTCGATCTACTTTGCGAGTGCGACACTTTCGAGAATAAGTGCGACCTCGCAAAGACTTACCTAGCCGCGCACCTGGGCGAGCTCTACTTGCAGGGCGGCTCGGGTCAAGCGCTTACCGTGGTGTCTGAAAAGGTCGGCGACGTGTCGCGCACTTTTGCGCTGCCTGCAAACTGGCGCGACACGCTCGACACGACGCAGTACGGCCTAACCTACAAGATGATCCTAGACCGGACGCTAAACGCTCACCTGCCGCTAGTGTGTTGAGATGGCGCGAAGCGGTGTCAAGTCTACGGTGCGCGATGTCGATAAGGGGTACAAGCGCGTGCGACTCCTTTACGACAACTACTCGCGCCGTGACTCGTATGTGAAGGTAGGGCTGCTGGGGTCTGAAGCGGACGAAGAACGCGACGGCGGTTTAACGCAAGCCGAGATCGGCGCGGTGCACGAGTTCGGCAGCGAGGACGGCAGGATCCCGCAACGGTCATGGATCGGCAGCACGTTTGACAAGCAACGCGACGAGCTGCTGCGCATGGCGCGTGAGCTCATTGGGTACGTTGTGGACGGTAAGACCAGTATCGAGAAAGCCTTAGGCATCCTCGGGCTGAAGCTATCGACCGAGATCAAAAAGACCGTGACGACGGGCGAAGCTATCCCGCCGCCTAACGCGCCGATGACGCTTCGGGTCAAGGAAGCGAAGACCAAAGCAGGCGGCGCAGCGCACGGCGTGCGCACGCTCGTAGACACGGGGCGCATGATCGCTAGCGTCACGTGGGCGGTCATCGTGCAGGGTAAGAAGTAATGCCGAACCCACACGACGCGATACGCTCGCTTGCTTCACACATCAACTTGCCCGCCGTGCGCCGCGCCGAGTCGCCACGCCTAGAGGGGCGAGAGCAACCCAGCACAGACACGCCTTTCATTATCCCGTGGGCGAGTGTGCAGACTCCGAACGGGCGCGATTTGCAGCGGCTCAGCGAGGGGCAGAACGCGCAGGATCTGCGCGTCGTTTTCGCGCAAGTCGAGATCAAGGCAGGCGGGCCGGGGACGGGGTTTTTATCAGACCTCATCACGATTGACGGCGGACCGTACGAAGTCGAGCACGTCGAGCCGTGGCACGGATTCGCGACAGACCCGGGCGTGTTCTGGCGCGCGGTAGTGAGGCGACGCTATGCCGTTTAACTGGGAGCTAGGCGAGAACGCGATCCGCCAGTGGCTGCGCATAGGCTCGGGCTACGGTGATCAGAACGTCATTCACCTAAACGACAACGGCTCGCGCCCGGCTACCGACTACATCGGGTTTTCCCTCAGCGACCTAGTGCCGATCGGGTCCGACGCGGTGACCACGACGTTTGACGGCGCGCGCCCTAACGGGTCGCAGATCGAGATCAAGGTACAGGGCGAGCGCGAATCTACGCTGACGATCCAAGCGTTCACCACTTCGCGCAACGCTAACAGCTCCGCGCGTGCGGTGCTCTCGCGCGTGCTCACAGCGGTGGGCCTGCCTACCGTGCGCGCTGCGCTTAGCGCGGCGGGGCTCGTGATCTGGCGTCATGGTCAAGTGCAGTTCCTGCCCGCCGTACTAAACACGGGCTTTGAGGGGCGCGCGATCATGACTTGCACGCTCCGCTGTACCGACGATATCTCGGAGCTGACGACGTGGATACAGACCGCCGAAGCGATAGACGAGACTACCGGCAACGTGATAACAATTACCACGTAGGAGTGTGAGCAATGGCGGGCCTTAGAGACATCGTAAACGTAAGCATCGTACTGCTGACCGGCGGGTTATCTGTCCCCGGCTTCGGTATTCCGATGGTCTTGTCGCACTCTGCGGCGTGGCCTACCGAGCGTATCCGGTTCTACTCAGACCCTGATGGCGTGCTGGCTGACTTCGCGGCGACCTCGGTAGAGTACGCAGCGACCGCCGCGATCTTTTCCCAAGAACCGCGCCCGGCGCGCGTCGCCATCGGTAAGGCCCTCAACAAGCCTACGCAAAAGTACGAGATCGCGATCTCTACCGTCGCGAATCTGACCGCCTACTCGGTCAAGGTCGGCGCGGGTACCGCGACTTTTACAAGTGACGCGAGCGCGACCAACGATGAGATCGCGACCGGCTTAGCAGCCGCGATCACTACGCTGGCGCCCTCGGGTTTTACGGCCAGCACCACGGGCCTTGCGGGCTCGCTGATAGTACAGCTGCTGGGCAACGCCGCAGGCAATTGGATCTCAGTCGAGAACCTGATGCCCGACTTGCTGAGCGTCGCGCAAACCCACGCGGACCCAGGCATCGCGGCAGACCTTGCCGCGATCAAGCTCGTCGATAATTCCTGGTACGGGCTCGTTACACTCTACAACTCCGAGGCGCTTGTAACAGCTGCTGCTGCGTGGGTAGAGGCTAACAAGAA